GCTTTTAAATCAGAACCAGGATTCTCACGTTCGTAAGATTTTCTACCTTTCTCATTTAATCCACCTTCTTTATTCTTACCAGACTTCTTAGTCCAAGCAGCACCTTCTTCAATATAATCAAAATCATCTCTCCAAGAGTATGATTCTTTTTTACTATTACCATAGTTGGCAGCACCCTTCTTACGACACTGAACTAATCTACCAGATGCATATGCAGAAGGCCAAACACTTGCACTTGCTTTTACTTTCTTGTAGCAAGCATCTTTCTTGCCACTACCTTTGCCTTTTTTGTCTGCTTCAGTGATTTGAATTTCTTCTTTCATTTTCTTTTTGTCAGTAGATACGTAAGTTGGTTTTGCTGCACCAGACTTGGATTGTTGACCAGGATCTGCTGCTTTTTTTCTTCTAGATGCAGATGCTCTTTCTGCCTTAGTCATACTTGCCCTTTTAGAAGATGATACACACTTGGGTGTACCTTCACCAGGTTCATCACTCGCACAAGTTCCACCTGTAGTTACATTAACCCATCCACCTTTACCATCTTTAGACTTAGAACCTTTGAACCATTTATGTAAAGATCCTTCAGACATTCCACCACCATTACCATTTCCACCATTTCCATTACCACCATTGCCGTTGCCAGAACCACCGTTACCATTTCCATTTCCATTTTTCCCATTCTTACTATCTTCATCTGGTTCTATATATCCACCACGACCTACATGCCATCCTCTAGGGATTATCTTACAACACTTATCAGTATTGCAATAATAATAACCAATCCTACACTTTTTCATTTTTAGTATCTTTGGTGTTATTAGTATTTAGAAATTGTTGTTTAATCATCTTAGATAGGTCTGATGTTGATCCAACAAATAAAGCATTGTTTGTAACTTGACTTGGACCTTTTACTTTCTCCTCATCAACTTCCTTAACCTTCTTTTGTAAATCCATTAACTTATCAGTAGTATCAGCAACTGATTTAATAATCTGTCCTGCAACTTCATATGCTCTTGGACTTGCACTTTCACCTGCAAGTTCCATTATACCATTAAGAGTTTCTTGTCCCTTTTCAATTAGTGAATATAGATTGGCACGGGTATAATCGTAATCCTTTTCTACATCATTAGTGACATCTTTTAGTTTATCCTTTCTCCTAATACCACCACCTTCAGGGGTATTACTCACCTCAATTTCACTAGTAGTGTTTAGAGCTTCATCAATAGAATCATAACTAGACATAATAATTAAATATCCTTCCCTTGTGTTGGACTATATGATTTAGCATCAGAGAAAACAGTTGATGTTTCACTAAATCCAAAATCATCATCTGGACCAGCATCAGCTGGAGCAGGAGTAACAGTATATCTCATTTCACGTTTTGATGTCTTAACGTTAGTATCAGTATGATAATCAACCTGAACTTTCTTAATAAGACCCTCTGAAGACTCTGCAACAGGACCAAATAAGTATGTTTTTGCTGTAAAATTCAATGTGTATATAAGTGCTCTTCTTGTAGAAAAATCTCCTTCATAATCATCTTGGAAATTAATACTATCCAAAACAATTGGTATATCTCTCTTTTCTCCTATAGATTTTACTAAATCTACAGTTAAATTAAATGATGGTTGGAAATATGGAAGTATCTGCTCTACAATCTGTAATGCATCATCATTTAACTTGGTTAGGATATTTAATTCAAATCCAACATTATAAGGAACTGGCATATAAACCTTTTTCATATTGGTTCCATCAGATGCCTTAAATGTCTGAGTTACACCAACCTTTCTTGTGGAATCATAATTCACTGAAGTCATTTCAAATGACATTCTAGGAAGTGTAGTTTGAACTGGTTTATTTAAATCTGCCTGTTGTTCTAATCTAGCAAGAAATTTTTGTGCAGGACCATATGCTAATGGAACTTTAAGTTCACTATATGTGTTTCCTGTAGAGTCGTCATGACGAATATAAATTTGATTAAACAATGTTCCAAAAGACACAATAGTCTTTCGCATTATTTCATGGTAATAATAAGTACCTAACATTATACTTGACCGAATGGATTAGTTTCTGAGAAATCTATAATAGAATCAGCTTCTGTTTCAATTTCATCACCTTTATCGTATTTATCAGAAAATTCTGCTTCCTGTATATAATCAACGGTATATTGTGCTCCAGATGTAGATCCAATTGCAATATCACCAGGAACAAATGTTCCATTAGTTGTACCCAACTTAAGAACTCCACTAATAACATTCCAAGTCTTAACTCTACCTTCAGCAGAAGAAAGAGAACCAGTTACAACCTCATTAAACTTGTATGTACCTATACCTGTAATAACTGGTGGTGGTGAAACGGTTACAATTCCAGTAGTATTATCATATCCAATACCAGCATCAGAAATAAGAATTCTAGTTATCATATTATCTGAACTAATTTCTGATCTACCAACTGCCGTTCCAATACCAGAACTTGGTGTTCCAAAGTATACTGTTGGTTCTGAAGGATATCCAGTACCACTATTACCAATACCTGTTGTAACTTGTTGGATACCAGCACCAGAAGTTACTAATGTTGCAGTTGCTGCAGCACCTACACCATATGTTGTAGAACCAATACCTAAAATAGTAGAACCAGCACTAACTATAGTAACTGTAGGTGCGACTGTATATCCAGCACCAGTATTTGTTAATAATATTTCTTTAACAGAATAAACACCATTAACAGAAGTTGTTATTGCTACAGCAGTTGCATCAACTCCTCCCGAAGGTGCACTACTAATTTCAACACTAGGAACTTTTGTATAATCATATCCATCATTATTGAGAATAATATTTCTTACATATCCAGTAGAAGTTGTTACTCCCAAAGATGCTGTTGAACCAATAGAAATAAGTTTTAAAGATGTTATATATCCAGATTCTACTAATGTATTATCAATTTCCTCACTATTAGCATCAACTTGATCCCATCCACCCATTTCATCTTCAAGTTCGAATAGTTCACATTGTAGTTCATAAACATAATTTTTACCTAGCTGATAAAAAGGTTTTTCATGTTCTACAAATTTAATTTCAAAAATTCTTTTACCTAATGGAAAATAAATTAAATCTCCTTCACTAGGTCTAGATGTAAGTTCTATCTCATCTGCTGGCATCTGTACCAAAAATGGTGATATAAAATCTTCAAATCTTTCTTTAGATATTGTTACCGTTAATTCATCCTTCAAACTCATACCAAATTTTGTCATTATATCACCTGCACCACCATATCCCTCATAAGTGTTTACATACGCTTCTATAGCAAAATTATCACTAAATCTGGAAGATTCTAATTCAGTGAAAATACTATCCTTTTTAACAATTCTTCTGGGTAGATATAATACCTCTACACCATATATTCCTAATTGTTCATTAATTAAATCTTGAACAAGTCGTTGCTCACTTTGTGAACCTTGTAGAAAAAAGGGATTTAATGGCATTATCTTATCCTATCATATCAAGGGGTGGAACTTCATATTCTAAAGTCATCCTTTCTTTAATCTCTGATAATTCACTAACTGCATCATCATATAATTCTCTACCATTAAGTTCAATTCCACCAGGAAGTTTAGTTCCTTTAAATTTAATTAAATTCTGACCCCATTGCTTCTTAATTAAAGCAGTTACGTATGGTTTTACAAAACTATCATTATAAATTTGCTTAAATGCTTCAGGATCTAATGCTCTATAACAATCAAGAACAAGATATGTACCTGCTTCTTCAGCAGCCCAATCAATATCCAAATATAATCTATCTTGTTTCTTATTAAATCTTAACTGTTTATCGGTTGATAATAGGAAATCAATATCTTCAAGATATGTTTTAGTCATTGAATATTGAAGAAGATCAATCGAATTAAATCGATATAAGTCATTTAAAAATAATTGATACTTCAGACTAAACATTCCACCTGATATAGTACTACTATCAAATTTAAATATTTTTTCTACACCAATTACTGAATCTGGAACCTGAAGGAAATTGGAATTCTCATACCAATTAGAAGTAACAGTCCCTAAACCACTAACAGATGTTGACTCTGCAGTAGTAGTTACAATACCAACTCCAGTTGTACCAGATGCTTTTCCTCTATCAATATCATCCTGAGTTAACTCATATTTTAAATACATTCTTTCAATACCATCATAATGACGTTCATTGAATAATTGTATTGTATCGTCTACAGCATCATCTATTTGATCATCATCTACGTTAATTTCTAAAACAGGAGCTCCTAATTTTCTAAGAGCATAATCAATTAATTCTTGTTTAGTGGTTGGTTTTGCCATCAGAATGATCCTCCATCTATAAGTCCTGCAGTTAATGTGCCATCCATAAACACATCATTAGTGAATGTTGCAATTCCAGCAAAAGTAGAAACACCTGCAGTTACAACTAAACCACCTGTATTAATCCTTATTCCTGATCTAGCAGTAATAAGACCTACTGAATCAATGTTAGTTACATCTTCATATGTTAATGTTCCACCAACACTGACATTTCCACTGAAAGTAGCACCAGCTGCAACTAATCCAAGTGGGAATGAAGCAGCAGACTCTGTTTCACCTTTAAATGAAGTTGCAGTAACACTGCCAAATATAACTAATCCACTACTTGTAGTGGTTAATTTTTCTATATTATCATAATAAAGAGATACACCTTCATCATCTCTAAATATTGCAGAATTTTTACCAGACTTTGCCTGGAAAATAATATCTCCACCATCGTCATCATCTGCATTATTGATAAAATATAAATTACCAGTATCATTGGTAATGTATGCATTAGAATTGTTATGGTAAATCTCTATATCAGATTCATTACCTAACAAGATCTTATCATTATCTTGGAGTGTTATATTTGATTGGAAATTGGCTTGTCCAACAAATGTAGATACACCAGCAACTTTTATTTGTTCAAATGTTCCATCATTTATAGTTGATCCACCTATGGTTGCAATACCAGTTACTTCTAAATGTTGGGTTGTAACAATTCCAGAAACACCTAATACATTTAATGTAGAAATACCACTAATATTAAGATTTCTACCATTTATTTCATCAAATAATATATCATCACCAACAAATAAATCACCACCTACATATAAATCTCCACCAGTGGTTGTTATACCACCATTAGCAGCAAGTGTTGTTACACCTGCAATACTAACATTATCAAGAAAGGTTGAAACACCAGTTACCTGTAATTGTGTAACAGAAGCAATTCCACCAATTACATTAGTAGAATTTTGTGCCGAAATAGAACCTCCACCTTGACTGGAGATTACTTTTATCGCATCTGATTGCCCAACTCTAACTTTAATTGCTGCCATTATCTGGTAACCCCTTCCCTAACAAGTACAGATCCTTCAACAACCCGTGTTTTATCACCGGCTGCATCAGTTATAACAATGTCATAAACATACCTGCCAGATTTTAATGCAGTGGTTTGTGCTGGAGTTAATGAAATTAATATCACTCCACCAGTAACATCCATTGCAGTAACAGTAAATCCTGTAGGGTTAGAACTTCCAGAATGTTTTCTAATTTGTCCTGCAAGTGCATACCCAGTAAGATTTAATGGAGCAGAATCATCACTCTGCGCCAATTCAAACTGTTGACTAAATGTGGCTCCTGCGTTGATTACAAGATTAGAAACATATACAGCTGCCATCTATTTCTAATAATAACTTCTCTTATTATTTAGGACTTATTAAGGCCATTGATTAAAATTGCTAAAGAAGACTTGATTTCATCAATATCTTTTCTCATATCACTAAGTTCCCTATCCTTATTTTCTCTATAATGTAGAGTTTTAACGTATTGATCATAACCACTATCATCACAATTAATAATTGCTCCAGTTTTTTCATCTCTATAGAGATGTGGATGTCCTTCAACTCTAATCATCTTATAGCAATACTCCTAAGTTCTTTAATTCTTGGTGGTTTTGCTTGATTAGTACCAGACATAACAATTTTAATCGTATATCCATTAAATAAATCTAGATTATCTGCAGTATATTGATATTCTCTAAATTGATCACTAACACTAAGACCAACAAAGGAATCCGATCTACCATCATTTTTACCCGCATCAATTACAATATCACCAAAACCATCCTCATCATTATCAATAAGATTTTTATATCCAGGGAATAATTCAAATTCTGAACTAACTTCACTTGAATCCAATCTGTCTAACCTATACAAAACTCTAATATCAGAATTTTCTGGTCTAAATGCAGATAGTAAAATTTTCAATGATGTGGCAGGTTTACTTAACCTAACTGCATTTGAATAATAAACTGCACTATGAGGATCTTCAATAGTTGTATTTACTCTATTATCAGTCGAATAATTATCAGATCCTATTGGATTGTTTAAACGATGACTTATAAATTCAGTACTAGATTCTCCAATATAAACCATTGGTGATAGGTGTTCATTATTTGATGTGAAATTTAATACTGTGGTAAATGATTTATTTCTAGGTAAATTTGTTAAATATTCATTTTCATTAATTTTAGATGCAACAATTGAAACATTGTCAAAATTGTTATATGCATTCAATTGAACATCCCTATATCCTTGATCATTAAATGATGCTTCTGTTCCATCTACACTAGATCCACTAACATTTCTTATACTAGCAGTTATACTAGTAGATGATCCATCAATTCCACTTGGAGTCATAGTATCATATCTAGGAACTATAGCAGAATATGCTATATTTTTAGATGCCTTAACGTTAGAACCACCAACAAACGAATCATTCTTAAATGATAATTCTGGATATGTAACTCCATCAAAATCTTCATCCCCACTTCTATCCTTACCAGGTTGTCCATTAGTAGAAGCATCAATTTTAACATGATAATGATCAAGTCCAATATCTTCATTAGCAATAGTTTGTCCACCCTTTACTGATATTCTTCTCATAGAAACTCCACCTAATTCATATTTTTCAACTTTATCACCTATTTCATGAGGAACAACAATTGAATTATCTATTCCTCTACCATTTGTTGATGAAGCAATAACTATTCCAGTATTATTTGCATCCTGATAACCAATAATTTCATTACCAATTTTTATATAACCTATGTTCCCTGTATTCCCATTAACCTCAATTCCTTCAAAATATTGGAATGGTAAAGTAGAAGCAACACTGATTGTACCTGTTTCATTTTGCAATAAATCTGCTGTTAATGCTGTAGATGGCGTATCTGTTTGAAGATCACTTATTTCTACTTTATTGGTAGAAGAATACATACCATGATCAAATTGATTAACTCTAAAAGTCTTACCATCATTTATTCCACCATCAGCACTGAATCCATCAACTGCTATATCAGCAGAACTTGCTTGAGGAGCATAAACTGTACCATCATCTTTAACATATTTTAGTGTGAAAGCACCACCTGGTTTCCAACTACCACTAGCACTTGATTGCCCCTGAATGTCTGTCAAATATATTGTATCCATAGATAATGGTGCACCAGAAGTAACAGTAATTTCAGCACCTCTACCTTTATTACCACCCATGTCTGCAGTTACAATACCAACTACATCACCAGGTTTATATCCAGATCCTGCATTACTACCATCAATTGATACATTACCAACAGGAACATAACCATCTACATCTGTACTAACTGATAGTTTTAAACCACTTCCCCTTCCAGTTATAGTATATGTACCTACAACTACATTAGTTTGACTTGGTTTATAATTTGTTCCTGTAGAAGCAACAGAAACTGCAGTAGCTTCATCTCCAACAGAATCAACAACTGCTGTACTCTTATTTTCAGGACCAGCAACAAGTTTTCTACCTGGTTGAATGTGAAGATCTAATCTATTATCATTAGCTAATGAAGCATTGTATGCATAACGAGGTATTGTAATGCTTCCTGTTTTTGGTAAAGTTCTTATTGGATTATTCCTTAATTGTGGAATATACCCATTACTTTCACTCAAATTGGGATTATTGAAGAATACTGATCCTGTAGAAGAAGTGAATTTAGCTCTGTAAAGAACAAATTTCAAATCTTGGGTTTGATCTTCTGTCCATAATGCACCATTTTGAGATTTGAATAATGCTCCAGCACCATATTGTCTAGCATATGTTGGACTTTCACCAGTTGATCCAGGAATAGTTGCTGAATTAACTGCTTTCTGTCCATGTTCACCCAACCAAACTGTATAGGCAACACTTCTTTCTGCAACCAGAACAAAAGCATATGATTGTCCGGGTGGTAGGAATATTGGTTCTGGGAATGTGAATTTAGTTCCTACACTAGCATTGGTATCATCGGTTTGAATATTTTGGATACGATTGCCATTAGAATCGGTTGTGAATGGGTACAATGTTCTACTTCTACCCATAAGAGTCCTAGAAGGACGTGCATCACCCGTTGTAGACCTTATTTCACATCTTATAGGTGTATTTACTTCAGTGTCTATAGAAGCAAAGAATACCTCAACTGCAGTTAAGAATAAACCATTTAAATCTTCATTTGCACCTATAGCAGAAGGTGCCTGTACATTACCACCAACAACAAATGTTTGTGCAATAGGATCAATATATTCAACTGTACGAGTTGTAGTATGTCTAGATGTTACTGATCCTTGTGCACTTATAGAAAAATCAGCATTTGCTGTAACTGTAGTTGTATCTACTCTAATAGTTCTATCGTTTTGCCATTCTTCAACTGTTCCTTGTGCACTATATATTCCTTCTGCTATAACAATATCAGCTCTTGTTCCTGGTGCAATATTTACATTTGTAGAACTGGTTGTTATTCTAACATTTTTCCTTCCCGTTGTAACTTTTACGGATGGTTGAGGAATAGAATTTGGATCTCTTAAATAGAAAGTTCCTATTATATCACCATATTCATCAGTAATCATTTTATTATCATTCCAATCTTTCACATATGCCACAGCACCAGTTTCTTGTCCAATTAATTTTGCATTTGCAACTAGATAACCATGATATTCTCCTTGAGCTTCTTCTGCTAATGCTCTAGTATCAATATTTAAAATAGGTGATGTTAATGTATAAGAAGTATTAGAAATTGGAGAATTAGTATATGGATCCTTTGAATATGCTTCAGTTGGATTGTTATATGGTCCTTCTTTGTGATTTGGGGTGCAAACCCTAAATTTCATAATTTCTAATGAAGTTGTTGGATCTTCTACACTTACAGTTTCACCAATCTTAAATGCTTTAGTTGCACCATATTCACCACCAACAGAAGAACATATTGCCAATAATTTTGGTGTAATATCTTCTATTTTTTGCCCATCCAAGAATAGATAAGTTTTTACATTTGCAGGGAATCCAGTCGATTTAAATTCAGTATTTCTAGATCTCATATGATCTTCAGATGCAGATGAAATCAATCTATTTTGAATTGATATATCAGTATTACTAATAGTGATTGAATCAGATGCCGTTAAATTGGTACTACCTTGAAGTGTAGAAGTATCACTTTCACTTTCCACTCCTGCTTTAATACTTCGATCAGTAGTTCTAACATGTTCACTACTACCTGTATCTGTTGTAGCGTTACCTAAATCAATATTACCACTACCAGATAGATTAAGTTCTGCACTACTATTGGTTCCAGTTTGATTAATAACATTATCATCTAACTGAATTGTTCTTGTCCAAACATCTAAATCTGGTTGTAAGTCAACATTACCTAGTATTGCAGGAAGTTCATATGGGTTTACATTTATAACTCCAAGTGAACCATCTTTAAGTAATGTTGCATAATATTGTCCAAACCATACCTCTTCATCATATTTTAAAGTTACAACATCACCAGTTTTTTGAACATTTCCATCAAATAAATCAAAATCACTATTAAAATCAAGAGTTTCTGCTGTTGTAGATAATTTTGGTGTTACCTGGGATGCAAGAGTATTTCTAGAACGTATTGGAATCAATTCTTGTGATAATGGATTGATTTGAACTCTAGATAATGCACTAATTGATGAATAATTTTTGAATGGATCAACAAAAAATCCCGTCTTAAATCTATTTCTACCTTCAGAATCTTGAATTTGAAGGGTTTGTACATTATTTTCCAATAATGATAGTGTTGTAACTTCTTCTAAATTTGAAACTCTATCTTCAATATTTCCAATATCTCTCATAGTAAATCTTCTATTATCAATTAAAGATAATCTTGCTGATTGTGTATTATACAAATATGGAGGAAGATTTACTGTAGCCAACTCCATTAAGTCATCAGTCCTTACTGGAGGTTTAGGATCCATCTCAGATGTTCCTTTCTGATATACAAATTCACCAAATTTATTCAAATATAACTTATCAATTCTTGGAAGATAAAATTCATATCCAAGATCTGCATTTTCATTTGATATTAAATATTGTTTTATTGAAAAATTTCTACTATCAAAAGCAAAAGGTGATAATGTATTGGTACTATTATCATATACAGATACTCTTGGTCTAAGATCAATAGTATCTGTTGCTCTTATACCAGATTGACCAATATTAGGAATATCATATTGAAATCTGTCAGAATCATAACTCAATGCTGTAAATAAATCACCATCATCATCAGATGAAATAGAATAATAATCAAAAATAACTAATAATCTACCAGAAGGTTCTGATGATCCTCTAGTTCTAACAATGGAAGAATAATCATAATATTGATCTTTTTGACCCTTATCTAATTTAAATGAATTTGTAATATCTTTATATGTACCATTAGTTATTGATTCAATATTAGTATCAATATTAGACTCATCAAAATTGACGGTTTCTCCCTCTGTAAAACGAGTATTTGTCAAATAAACAATTCCTAATGTATTAACATCTGTAGATGATTTATTTACTACTCTAGCAATTGCCTTAGAGTTATACCCAACAATATTTTCACCCAAAATAGCATTTATTTGAACATTTGCAGTACTACTAAATTTAAATTCATCTAAAGTTGGTTTTTCATTATCAATAGATTCATAGACTGCTATAAATTTAGCTACATCTGGATAGTTTAATGATATCCTTTCATCTTGAACTCTTAAACCATATCTTTGATTTTGATCATATGTAAGTCCATCTGCTAATTGTTTTGCTCCATTACCTATAGCAGTGCTACCAGATCTTGCATATTTTGAATATACAACATCCAACATCTTACTCTTATTATAATTCTTTATCTTACTTTTAATACCCTTTTTCTTAACAGATGCTGTAAGAACGTTATTGTTACCATCACTCAAACCATCAATTCTAATTCTACCACCACTCAACTCATATTTAAATGTATCCTCTGTAATTGCACCTATTCCACCACCACTATAATGAACAGAATATCTTTCCTCATCAAAAGGTTCAAATGTTGCATCTGAAGTAATTTCTGTATATTGCCCAGTAACATCAGCAATATTAACAAGAAGTTGATTACCAACTTGAGATCCAATAGTCATATCAGTTAATTGTTTAGTAACCCTCAAATTAGAATTTGAAAGATCAACTGTAGATACATTTCTATTACCTAATGGTGCATGTAAAATACCACTTCCTCTTAGTATTGGTGCACCAACAAACATTCTAATCGTAGATTGTGTTGTTGTTGTATTGGATGGCAATTCACCATCAAAAACACCAGGAACTGATGGATCAATTGGTGATACTACTATGCTTGTATTACCAGCACCTATAGATTTAACTTTATTATAAGTGGGATCTGCGCTACTGTATTTTTGATATATTATTGTAGATCCTATTCTAAGTCCACTAAATTGCTTTGCACCAGCAGTTATGGTAGAAATACCAGTATTATCAGTAGCAGATCTTGTAGTAATTACACAATCAGTTATTCCATTTGGAAGTTGGAATACATCTAAATTTGAATCTGCTGTAAAAGGTGGAAAACCAGTAATTCCTGTTTGTTTAAAAGATTTAATTGATTGTGTAGTATTTGCAGTAGATATACCAATAGTTCTAGAAAAATCTACACCATTTACCTCTATCTGTTCACCTTTAGCAAAAGTTCCAGTAGTTTGATTCAAATCAATCCTCGATGAACCACTACCAGCACCCACAGCATAACCACTGGCACCACTACTTTTTCCTTTAACAAAAGAACTATTTGGCAATTCAGTTGATGAAACAACATCATTTAATGTAATTTGAGTTGTTGTTTGTACATCAAATAAGCTTAAATCCCAAACAGTCGAAGCATCAGAATATTCCTCATTTCTTAAATTAATATTATATGCCCTTGCACTACCTATAATACTACCAGTTTGTCCAAATCCATCATAAAATTGGACTAATTCACCTTGCTTTGGTAGACCAGATACGTTATTAATTCTAATAACACTACCCATATTAAAATTAACACTTGCAGTACTGTTAATTCCAACATCTCTTGGTTTTTCAACATCAATTATAGTAGTTCCAACTTTCTCAATATCATATCCTTGAACATATGCCTTTCCATCAGAAACTCTTACACACATCATATCTTCAGATGGAAGATTTAACTGATCTGTTTTTTCATCCTTATAAAATAATCCACCATTACCCAAATTATCATTTAATGAATCCAATACTGATATTTTAAATGGATTTACAGTATAATCTCCAGATTCGTCATGAGTTCTTTCTGCTATCCAATCTCTAACTATATTGTAATTTGATTTTGTATTTAATATCTTAATTTTTCCTTTTTTGACTCTAAGTAACTCAACAAAATCAGTATCATCTTGATCATCTAAAGCTTTTTTACTTAAAGTTAAATTAATTTTAAATCTATCCGCACCAGGAGCAGAAAAATTATTAAAACCTTTTGCATTATCATATAATGAATTATCATCTTTTGCACTAACAATTAATTCATCAATTCTTAGCCCAACCCTATAAGATGGTGCATTAGAATAATAATCTAAAATAATAGTTTGATCAGTAACATTTACAAAATACCCTCTTACAAAATAAACACCCTTTTGGATATATGCTGCTGATCCAATAGAAGTTGCACCAGAGGAAATTAAAGATGCAAATGGAGTTCCAGCATTTATTGTAGTATTTCCATAAGTAATACTATCAGAACAAACTAATTGTTCACCATCAGTAAACGAATTTAACTCATTATTATTATCTGCACTTGTATATGTAACGTAAACTGTTACATCATCAACATCATCAACACCAGGTAAAGCAACATATTTAAGAGTTGCCTCTATTCCAGATAATCTACCTGTAATTTTTTTACCTATAAAATCTTTAATATAAAGAGATATATCTATACCATAATTTTCTATATCTAATTTAACAGCAGAAAACTGTCCATCATATGCAATATTACCTGGAATAACAACAGATCCTTCTTTGAATATATGATCACCAAATGATTGTATTTGATTTTGTAAAATAGATTGTGTACCAGTTAATTCTCTTGCTTGAACTGGAAATCCTGGTTTATAAAGAACCTTATAAAAATTCTTTTCAGAATCAAAATCATCATAGTATGGACTTATATTTAAATTAGTTTTTTGAGCCATTGTTTTTTAGAATTCCAGAATAATTTTAACGTCTTCTTTTTGCCTTAGATCACGTTCAACCTCTTTGCGGTTGTCGATATAAATTATATCACCCGTCTTTTTATTTATCTCAGGATTTGCAAGACCATTTGTAAATTCAACCCCAAGATTTACTAATTTATCACCAACTACTTTTGTTATACCATTCATGGTTACATCAATAACTACATCAAAATTTGCATCATTTCTTGTACATACAATATTTTTAGTACCGTCAGATACAAATGGTACATATTTTGCAATAGTATCTACATCTTGTGCATCTAATTGGTCTTTATTGTTTGGAAAATATAAAGATCTATCTTGCCAATATTTTAGAACTTTTGTTTCTGCATCATATGATGCAACATAACCTTTAGCAACATCACCATTAGCTTGTGTTTGTGTTATTGGAGCACCAATAAGAGCAGAAGTTGCTGGAATATTTGCAGCTGAAGTTAAAGCCATCGAACTTAATGATGAATATTCACCTAATTTGCAAATATCTGTAGAGTTATATTTATTGGGATTTTTTATAATACCAACTTGTGCAAAATGGGTGTCTATAGGAAAATCCTTAGTAGAATCATCAAATCTATTATAGACTAAAACTTTATCTGCACCCAATTCTTTATAAAGATCATATCCATGTCCCTTAGAAGGTGGAATAATCGGTATTAATTTTGCATAACTAAAACTTGGTGAGTTTACACCCTCGTTATTTAAAGTACTCAAATCAACAATTCCATAGGTATATCCAGAACCTCCAGAAATAACCTCAACACTACTTATACTACTATCATCAATTTTTACTATTGCTTTACCACCTACACCATCACCTAATATATTTACAGTCTCACCATCTGGTGTTGTATCACTATATCCAGATCCAGCATTTTCAATATAAATTTTTTTAATTTGATTTTTATATAAATCAGAATTACCAGCATCTCTAACAGTTTCTATTTGAGGATCAGTTGATGTTGACCAATCATTTGGCAAAACAATATATTTTGTAGAATCAAATTTTATAATATCACTAGGATTAACTGTATAAAGATATTTCCAAATATATCCATCTCCACTTGTTCCTGCTGCAGATGGTTCTAAATCAGTAAATGTTGGTTCATCTAAAGATCTTTTTCCTTGAGGTAAACTTCCACTAGATCCATTATCAATACAAATATAAACCCTATAATCAGAATTCATTACATAATAATTTGTATTATATAACCCACTTTTTCCGTTTGGTGAGGGATTTTTTGAAATATCATAATCATGACGATACATATCGTATCTAGTATTAGCTCTCCACTGATATTTCGTAATTACCCTTTTAACATTAGATGTAGTTATCTTTTTACCAAAAAGTTGAGTCTCATTATAAAGAGATAGATATTGTAAATTATCTGTTGGAGTTGGAACACTTAATTCAGTACCATTATTCCAAGTACTACTTCTTCCAATTCCTACACTCTCAGTTCCATCTGCTAACCGATTTCCAGTTGTTGGATTTGCTAATCCTAAAAATACATAGTAAGAATTACTAGTATCTGATATAGAATCTATAAAATTACTAGCATTTACTATTCTAAATTGATCTGTTACTACCGCTGGCATCTTAATAGTTTTTTAGATATTTATACAACATATTATAATAATCATTATTCTGGTGTTTTTAATCCACCAGTTTGCTTCCAAGTATCATCTCCTGGACCACCTCTTCTTTGTAATGTTGGGAATGTTGTTAACCCTACATCAACTGTTAATCCAGTAACACTGAGAGAAATTGGTGAAGAACTTCTAGTAAAATTAGTCAACTTACCAACAGAATAATATCCAACAGGACTTAAAGTTGTTGAAGTTGATGCAAGTCCAACTACATTAGTATCTGATTTTATAACACATGTAATAAAACCAACTACATTTGGTTGAGATCCATATGTAGTAAATTCTGCAACAGTATATACATTATCTGCAAAACTAGTTCCAATACCAACAGTATCAGATCCCGTAACATTCATAGATGTTACTCCAGTTCCAACTTGAGTTCCATAAATGTAAAGTGGATTCCCAACACTTAATGGGGCAAATGCAGCTACTCCTGCTCCTGCTGTTGACATACCAACAAATCTGATTCCTAATGATGAACCAACAGTAGTTGTCCCTATTCCAGTAAGTATTCCTGCAGATGTTTGAACCGTAATACCCCCTGCAGGTGATGCCAATTGCTCTTCAATTGAACTTGGTGGTTCAATTAAGACTTTAGGTGCGATTGTATATCCAAGTCCACCTTCAGTTACTGTAATGGTGTCTACAGTACCATTAGATATGGTTGCAGTTGCAGTTGCAGTGGTTCCAACACCAACACCAATTTCTGGTGGTGCCGAAATAGAAACAGATGGAACTGAAGTATATCCAGAACCTCCAGTAACTGAAATTGATGTTACCGTAGTTTCTGTACTATTAATGGTTGCAGTTGCAGATGGTATAGATGGATTTTCTTTACCCGAAACAATTATTCCACTAAATTGTTGATCTGGTTGCTCATAATCAAATAAATCAGCACTATCAACATAAAAACTATTATCACTAGTAGTAAAATCACCAATTATTTTTGCAGATGGAAGAATTATTGGTTCTAAACTAACTCTCTTCTTTGTTACTAATGTACTATCAATTATCCGATCTTCTTTCTGTTTTAGAAGATTTATTGGTCTGAATAAGTCCTCATCTATACCATCTCCAGTATAGATATTTGTTTCTAAACTAGTTGAAGTATTCAAATACTTAACAATTCGTTCATCTTGTTGTAAAACACCTAGATTACCAGAATTATCAAAACCAGTTGCTACACCTGATACTTGAACTCTATCACCCGTTTCAACAATCACAGTCATTCCTGTTGAAACTACAGCATCTTCAAGATCTGTTCCTTTATAGAAGAATATTGCCACCTTATCTTCTTTATCCAAAGGTCTTACAAAATTTATACTTGCTCCACCTATAAAATTATATGCTTCTTTTGGTTGCTGAATAACACCATTTATAACCACAAGCATTACATTATTCAAATCACTATCAAATGCTGGATCAGCATCAACACTAATTCTATTTCCATTATAATATAATGGGAATCTTGTTCTTAGACCATCCTGGTAATTTTCAATTGAATCAATATAATCAAATTCTCCAAATTGCCACATTGTAAAATCATCAAAATAAACATTTTGAATTTGCATTGTTGCCTTCTCATGTGGTTCATATAATTTTCTATCAGTAACTAATCCAATTGGTTCAAAAACATCACCACTCTTAAATCCATAACCAGTTCTAGTAATTTCAAAATCACTAACTTCAAAGAATCCAGATCCAATTCCAGATGTCTGACTAGCACCAACTACAGGAGTTACACGAAGACCAGATCCAGTATCTGTAGTTGGACCTTCTCCCAATCTAGAAACTCCTATTACATCCAAATTACTATATGATGGTGGTGATACAGATATTACAGGATTAGTATAACTCTTACCACCACCAACTATAGTAAAGTCTAATGCACCACCAGTATTAACATTAGATTTTCCAACGTTAACTGTAATTGTTCCACCAGATTGATCTACAGCAGTAATTGCAGTTTGTATACCATTAACTGGATCTGTTTCTCTAGGATACTTATGAATACTATTGTAATCATCTTGATTGCATCTGAATGCTAAAGAACTAGTCTTAATTCCAACAGTATTTGAAGTTGTAAAGGTATGAGATCCAATTGACAATACCAAATCACCAGTATCTGGAGCATATGTTGCATTATTTGGAGTTCTTACTGTAGAACCCGTCCAATCACCAAATAAAAGAGCATTATTTAAAGAACTATTAGAAGAATCAAATACATGAGTATTATATGTTTTTGGAGTTGCTGTAATAGTTGCATCCTTTCCTACAGATGAACCAACAAATACACTAAAGATGTCATTATTTACCTTAGTAACTGCTGTTAAAATACCAGATACATGATCTCCTGTTTTTGATTCTCCAACATTAACTGTAAGATCTTTTCCACTATTAGCAGTTGCATTAGAAACCGTTAAACTAGATCCAGATGCAGGATCTGCTGATCTTGGATAACTATGTATTGTTGTGAAACCATCTCTAGAACACTTAAAGTTAATAGAATTATTGGCAATTGTTATAGTTGCTCCATTACTTATTCCATGAGCAGAAGCAAATGTCAATACCATATCACCTGTTAGGGGGTTGTAAGCAGCACCAGTAGGTTGTAATGAGTTATTAACAGCATTAGCATCAGCACTATCAAAAGTATGAGGGAATGGTGGTCTGGGATACTTATGATCTGATGCATAATTGTCTTTAGAGCACTTAAATGTCAATGACTCTGTTTTGATACCTACCAAATCGTCTGTTGCTAATCCATGAGATGCTACCGTAAAGGTAACAATTCCAGAACTAGGATGATATGTTGCATTTGTAGGAGTAATTGTCGTACCATCCCAGGTGGTCTTAATAATTGAATTATTTTCAGCACTTACAAATCTATGATCATATCCATCATCTATAACTGAAACACCAATAGAAACAATGCTATTGTAACCAGATCCTAGTTTTAAATCACCATAATATGGGAAAGCAGTTCCAGAACCAACATAGGTATGTGGAATTGTACTAGTTCCAACATTTACTGTAAATTCATTTGTTGCACCAACACTAATAACAGAGAACCTATCTCCATAAACACCACTTGGGAAGAAAGTAGTTGTTATACCTTCATGACCAGCAGGACATGAAAATTCAAGACGCATCAATTTAACTTCATCAACACTAACTCCACCATTAACTAATTGATGTTCTTCAAAAGTAGTAACTGTTAATATACCCGATGTATTGTCATATTGTGCGTTATCCACTGCCAATGGACTTCCAGCAGTTGGAACACCAACTATACCAGTAATAGTTCCATCATTATCTAAAACAGGTCTTACCAATGCTCCAACTAAAGGTGCATAACCAGATCCAGTTGTTGAACCATATGATATAGGAATTCCACCTCTAGGTATTCCATTTCTATTAACATCACTATCGGAAATAATTAATTCACCATTAGTTGAAGTTATTCCTGAGAATATAACACTAGTTACACCTGTTGCTCCACTACCAGTTTCTATAATCTTAAAGTTATTTCTTGGATTATTATCGGTTGTTGGTGTTTGGAATATACCATTTATGAATAATATACCATTTCCACCTGTAGTTCCAATACCAATAGTATTTGCACCACCAACAGTTAATGTAAATTGTGTTGTTATTCCATTAAATTGATCAGAAACATCATCATATATGTCATTAGTAGAATAATTATTTCTTAGGAATGTTCTTCCAGTAAATTCTGAAGTTGGAAAGTCTAATCCACCATCAGTTAAGGATCTATTAGGATTTCCTCTTGGTGCATTGGTAAAGTAAATTGTACTATCTACAATATTAAAACCACCTTTAAACTTATTAACTTGATCCCCATTTTCATGAATAGATTTAGCAGTACCAACAGAACCTCTTTCAACAGAAACTAATGGGTAAGTTCCGATTCCTGGTGTAATTGGACCAATTGAACTTGATCCAGTACCAACGTCAATAACTCTCATATATTCATTATCAATTTTTAATACATCCTCAACATGTATTGTTGAAATACCACTTAAAGAGAATATAGTATTATTCAACCCAATATGAACATTATGATTGTATTTTAGTGTATGTGATATTGGAGATGGTGTTACTGGATATTGAACTATATCATCGATAGTTATTAATGATCTTTCATTAGGATCTTTCATTGATAAAGTATGTGCATTTCCTTCACCAAATCCAGTAAATGTTATTGCAGTACCAGCATTTGCATTTGCTCTTGTAGTTGCAATTTGGAATGAATTGTCAGTTTTCTTTATACCAAATACTGTAGATGGTAGAGTTGATGTAATACCAGCACTTATATCACGATACATCACGGGTGTAGAACCAATTCCAATTATTGTTGATTTTGGAGTATAAACTAATTCTTCACCAGTTCTAAAGAAATGATTATCAATATTAAAAGTACCTGTATCAGCATCTAAAATGGATGAATTTGGATTAAATGATTTTGCATATATTGGAATAGAATTTGTGTTTAATTTGAAATCTCTTCTATTAATACGATCACCACTAATACCATTATAGTATTTGTATCCTAATTTTTCATTATAAACATTTCCATAGAATAAAGTTTGAGGTATATTCAATGCATCAACCCCAGTATATAAACATTCATTAAATATCGATACTGTTGTCATACCAACTTCATCATCTGGATAGAAACTAACAACTAAATTACCTCCTTCATATTCACCACCAAAAGTACCTAGTCCAGTATTACCAATTGGAGAAACTACTCCAGAAATGAATTTTGCTGGTTGTACAAAAATATTATTTGTGTCATGAACAGATAATACTTCATGAACTGCTTTTGAAGATCCTACACTAACTTCAACTATAGATTTGGCAGAATCAAATAAATTAGAACTTATATCAACAATTGTTGTTTTTCCAACACCACTAGTTGATATTCCTTGATAAATTATAGATCTTTCATATCCATCTGGTTCATCAATCGATTTGAATCTATATGTTCCAACACCAGTATGTCCTTCTGGTGTAATAAATCCAGTTGATCCAAAACCAACAACATTAGACTTAATAATTACATCGGATGATGTGTTATTTTCATATTTGAGTGATAAAACATTCCCAGATAATGTAGAAGTTAGAATACCAATTTTATTATCACTAGTTGCAACTGGATTAGTATCATTATATGCTTCTGATATAAAACTATGTTGTCCATCTTGTGTTATATAAGATTCAACAAAATTCATTTCTCCAGTTGAAACATCAATAATTTGACTATTTGCAAACAATGAACTTATACTATCAATACCAACTTCCACTATCAAATCAGTATTTCCAGTAGGAACTGTTTGAACAAATACACTTTTATCAATTGAACCAACTTTAATTGTCGAAACACCAGAATTAACTGTAGTAAATCTACCAGTAAGAATTTTTAAATTATAATCAGTATCAAATTTATCTTTTGGATAGAATCTGAGAACATTTATATTATTATCATTTTTTTCAATTATAAAACTTCCCAATTGATCTTCTTCAATAGAAACATATCCATCAACATCAGAATTAAATACTCTATATTTTTCCAACAAAGTATTTTGATTGTTTGTAGAATATGCATAAGAATTCATCAAAACCAATTCTGATAATTGAATTTGTGTTGATATTCCTGTAATACGATTATTATCACTAATTCTAACCAACAAATTAGTATATCTTCCATCTGCTGGAATCTCCATTATATCTGTATAATAAGTTTCACTATCTTCTAAATTTGAAAATTGACTATTAATATTATCAATAACAAAAACGTCATTAGTTAAACAACTAATATAATCTGATAGTCTTAGATTCTTAAATTCTATTAATCTTGCCACATTACCTGTAATATCAATATCCCTAACCAAATCAAGACCTTTAATCTCATCAACCCTCTTTTCACTTATATAATCACGTATTATACTTGTTTCTGATGTAGACCCAATACTAATACTTGATGTTGAAGTAATTCCAGTATCTGCAAAATTTTTCAATCCACTCGTATGAAGAATATTATTTACTTGAGTTTGTAATTTATCCCAGGTAATAGAACTTTGTACCGAATAAGATAAATTCTGATAATAATCATTATTAGGTGTTACTTGAGTATCATCATTTAATTTTCCAATTTCATCAAACCAACCAATATCCTTTATATGTGAAAAACCGACATCATACTTACCATTATTTTCAGTAATTTTTTTTATTGTTCCTTTATTTCCTGATGTATTTCCAACAATAACATCATCAACACTTAAATCATCTACATTAAGTCCACTAACTTTAACTGAAGTTTGATTATTTTGAGTTATTTTAATATTTGTTATTACATCATTTACAATTAAAGTTTCACCAATATCAAAGTCTTCTTTGGATTGTACAACACTAAATGTTGGATAATCAGATTTATTAACTACTGAGGTAAATTGAGTTGGTATTGTAACTGCAACACCTACTCCAGTAGATATTCCAGCAGCACTAACTCTAAATTTAAATGGATTTGGGTTTTCACTACTACCAATAATTTCGGTTACTTTCAAAAATTCATATCCAAGATCTGTTGAATTGCAACCAGTACCATCAGTACCATATTTTTCAATACCTTCAACAAAAATCTCATCATTTAACTTGAATGGTGCTGTTCCGAAATTAGTTGTTGGAGTAACAAGAGTAAGAAGAAATTCACTAGGATTTGATGGTCCATTTGATGTTCCTGGTGAATCTACTCGTGAAATTGTAATACCATTAGTATTATTAGATGTTTTTAATGTTACTGTTTGTTCTGGCAATCCATAAGGTTTTTCTGCAACATTAACTTCAAAAATAGAAGTATCTAATAATTCTGCTTCTAATAATCCACTATTAATTACCTCTTTAGTATCAGAATCAATAATAACAATTTTTGGTGCACTAAGATAATTTTCTCCACCAGAAATTACAGTCACAATACCAACACTATTTGAATTTTTTAATTCTATTATTGGTGATACATAAGCAATTGGTTCTAAAGTTTTATCAGATGAATACTCAAATCCAGCATTAATAAATCTAACTTTAGATACATTACCCATACTATCTGATTTTAATATAATTGATGCATCTTTACCTGTTGAAGTAGTTCCAACACCAACAAAAGTAGGAAGATTTTTATATCCAGATCCTCCAGAAATGATTTTTATTTTGTTAATAGGACCTTTAGCAGACTTTGATTTGGTTGTATATTCTATTACATCACATTCAGTTGCTTGATATGTAGTTCTTTCTGGAATTTCATTTAAAAATATAGTAAAGTTTGTTTGCCCAACACCACTAATAATATACTCACCATCATATACACTATTAATTGATAATATTTCAGAATAATTTAGAACATCAGTATCAGAAGTTGAAATAAATCCTGATTTTTCTATATTATAATAAAGTTTTTTAGATAAATTATCACTATAAGTGAGAGTTGTAGTATTTGAAGTAGTAGAAACGTTAAATGATGAAGTATTTCCTGTTCCAACAAATGGATTTTTAAATTCTTGATCATAATACACTTTAAAATCATAACCATTCATAGAAGAATCTGAATGATCAAATACTAAATTAGTATTATTTGTGTATTTAATAGGAGGGTTTATTAAACTAATAGATTGACCTGAAATACCTACACTTGTAATATCAATAACATTTGGTATTTCTTGTGTTGCTTCAGAATATGTTTTACATAATTTAACTATCTTATCATCAACTTTATAAACATAGTAATTTCCTGTAGATAATCCTGCAGCACTACCAGAATATAAAACTTTATCTCCAGTTTTTAAATTAAATCCTTTAGAACCCAATGTAATAGTATTATCATTGATATTAACATCACCAACATTAAAGGTAATTGGATTAATTAAAATTTTTCCTGATGATAAATCACGTTTTACTTCGATATTAGTATCTGATCCTATTCCAGAATTAATATTTGGTTCAACTTTCAATATAATATCATCACCATTTGATAATTCATGATATCCAGAATTAAATGTTCCAACAGTTGATACAGAAACTACTGATTTTATTCTCTGAACTTTAGATGTAACTTGAACAATATCATCTGATTGCAACAAATACTTATCAGTATCAGCATTAGTAAGACTACGGAAATAAACTTCTTCATATTCATATCCATCACTAGCAGTACCAATTCCTGTTTTTATTCCAAGTGTATTAATTCCTTTATTTACAACATATAGAGATGTTGGTATGTTAAATGGAGGATCTACTTTATTAGTTGATATTGCAATATTTCCAGAAGGTATTGTTAAAGAAATTTTTTGATTAGTCTTAAATGGATGATTTTCAATATAAAGTTGCCTTACTGGAATATTTCTAGTAACACTATTTCCTGCAAAATCAAATGATACCTCATAATTAGTTCCTGGAGTAGTACCAATACCAACGGATTTGGTAGGATTAAAATAAATACTTTTCTTTCTTGAAGAATTAAAATAATCAGTTTCCTTATTAATTTTGAATGAATTAGTAATATAAGTTATACCTATTCCGGCTGGATATTCTGATGCATTATTAGTAGAATCTCTTTCAATTCTAAGAATATTATCATTACCAAATATATTCAGAATTTTTAAAGTTTCTGGACCTACCAATATACTACTTCCAATAGAAATTGATTCTGGTATCGCAGAAACATAAATTTCAGTAGTAAATCCTGGAGTTGGTGAAGAAAATATTGTTGATATTGCAGTTGACGAAAATGTTGTTATTCCAATCTTATAAGATCCATTAATATTAGACAAATCACTTGAAAGTCCTGAAATAACTACCCTATCACCATCTTTTAAAGGATGATTTGGTTCAATAAAACACTCTAGAGTATCTTCACCCCATATTAATAATGAATCATCATATGTATCTACAGTAGTTTCAATAACACTAATATCCTTACCTTTTATAGATCCAACTTTTGCAGAAAATGAGTCTCCTTTAGTCCCAGATTCATCAAATTCTAATGTTTCGTTAGTTATATAATCAGATCCAACATTTAATACATCATATCCAGTTATACTTCCACTAGAAACTGATTGAATTTCAATTTCTTGTTCTTGTATTTCATTTGTTTCAATAATAAAATCATTATCAGCAAACTTATCTGATACTTTATATGGCAAAGTATTTCTTAATACACCAGAAGTATTAAAATCGAACGTAGATTGATCAAAAGTAGTAATATTTTCAGTTATAGGTAATGACCTATATTCATTACCTATAAAATATGGAAACTCATTTATAGTTGCATGGTATGCATAAACACCATTAGGAAATTCCTTATTTTTTTCAAATCTACCATTAAATTTATCCAAATCACCACTATTATCAAATTTATAATCTTCAATAAAATATCCTTCCTCAAAATCACTTTTTAATGGTCTATCAATTACATTATCAGTATTCAAAACATATCCACTTTTAAGTTTTCTTGCTAATCCACTAGTATCTGATGGACTTTCACTAGGATCTCCTAAACCATAAGGACCATATATTGGATTTCCATCATATGCCCATCCAATAATACCTGACGATTTATTTCCATCATCGTCAAATAAAGTAGAATTGTATGCATATGCAGCATATTTTAATTTATTATCAGTCTCAACCAATTGATAATAAGGACTATCACCACCAAATTTAACTTTATTGTTAATTGTAAGAGATCTTACTTGAGGAATAAGTTTTGCATTTTGTCCTGCAGACTTAACTGAAATTGTGGAAGATGATGAATATCCAATCCCCGCATTAGAAATTTCAACACCTGTTATTTTCAAATTTTCAATAATTGGTTTTAATTCTGCACCAACACCCTTTCCAGTAGGATCAATAACTTGTAAATCTGGTATTGAATAATAATCTTTACCACCATACTCAACATCAACACTAAATAATCGTCCATTATTAAAATATGGAGTTAATATCGCATTTACACCAGTTTTTATTGTAATAAGTGGATTTACTTCATTATTAGCAATTGTTGACCCATATCCTGTTCCACCTTCATATACATAAACATCAATTATAGATCCTTTAACTGATGGGGTTATTGGAATATCAGCTTCTTGACCTGTTGTGGAAATTATTTTCACAAATCCTTTTATCTCAGGGTAAGAAAATTGTTGATAACCAGTTCCAGTACTTCCTAAAAATTCAATGTTTTTATTTTCATAATTTGTTCTATTTGTTCCTCCAACACCAGCATTACATAACCTAAAATTATCATCATCTGTCTTAAGAACATAATATTGAATATTAGTTGTATCCAATCCTTCTATTTTTGCAGAATTACCATCTACAGCAGAATATGATATTAATTCTCCACTATTAAATCCATGATCTTTAAAGATGATTGTATCTGTATAGGTTGATATTCCAGTTGGTTTAACTAATAATTTTCTATTTGTATAATTTCTTCCACCATCTAAGACTCTAATATCATCAACAGTCATTTTTGGATCACTTGTAAATTTCTGAATTCCAGATCCCTCCCCATTAAACTGAATTGTATTAATTCCAGTATTTCCAAAAATAGAATCATCAAACGTATTATAAAGTTTAATTGTTGTAGAATTCATTACTCTTGCATAATAATTTCCAAAATTGGCAAGAGTCTCATTACCACCAACACCAACACCAACTAAAGAACTAGTTGAACATTCATATTTTACTGATTGTCCTGTAGTAAAATTATGATTACTTAAAAAAGTTATTTTACCAGTATTGCTAGTATTTGGAGTAGTATTAATACCACCACCAAAAGTTGTTGGTCTTGCATTAAATGAAACTTCTCTAGATCTAACTTTAAGAACTGGTTCTAAATTATATCCAGTTCCATTACCCCCACTAATACCAATAGAAACTACAGATTCAATATCATAATCTTGATTAGATAAAAAGACTTTATCAATTTTACCTGATAAAACTGGTTGTACAAGTGCTGTTGTACCAGATAAATTTGGTACAGTAATATTTGGAGGGTTTACTACGTCAAAATTATCACCACCATTCACCACTAAAACATCATCTAATGGACCATAATACATTTTATGGGATGATTTATAATTATTAATTTCTACACCATTAATCAACATACCAGTTCCACCAGTAGTAGTTGGTGTTGATTCACCATTATAAATGTTGGAACTTAATGGAAATTTTTTAAGTAATTTTTGAGGAGAGATTTCTCCAGATCTTTGTGAATATAATGTAAATTTATGAGTACCATCATCAGATACAGGTTTTCCTACAGGAATGTATTGATTACTTATGATACTGGATCTAGATCCATATAATTGGATATCTTTATCATCAATTTTCTTGATAAAATAAATTCCAGTTTCTATACCAACTAAAGGAGCATTTGTTGGTTGATAATAAATTTTATCACCATTTTCAAATAAATGAGGTTCAGTAAATGATATTGTAGTGTATAATGCTTTTATTGGATCATTATCAATAAGACTCTCTGGATTTAACCCATTAGGATCATCAGATAAATTTAATATTGATGATCTAATATTAACATTTATTTGCTCATTATATGGAAAGGAATTATCAGATGTTGCATCGGGACTATAAGATGGTAAAGAATTTGCTGCAACATATGCATAATCATCCCCAAAATAAACATTCTGAACATCAGAAGTTATTTTATCATTACCAAATTCTATAGGAGTAGAAGAACTATTTGCTGTTTTTAATTTCCTCCTTAAAGAAAAATTATCATTTTCAGTGATTTTAAATTCATCTAATTCATCTAAATCAATTCCTTTTTGTCCATTCTGTAATTTTTTACTGACATATGGAAATGCTTTGCCAGGAGTAGGATAGATTACCTTTTTATTAGTGCTATCAATAAATTCTACTCTATCACCAAATTTTAAACTTGATCTGTCCACTGGACTCATCAAATTGGCAGATGCTGCTCCATTCGATAAATATTCAAGTTTAGTTGTTGAACTAGTATTATAGATCCAAGAATTTGCGAATATTTCTTTATAATTTTTATTATTATTTTTAACCTTATCTCCTATATTTTTTACACCTATAATATCACCATCATTTACTGATAATGTATTATCTTGCGTAAATTCAGATAATACCCCAGTAAATCTTAACCTTACTTCTTTGTTAATATCACCATTCTCATAACCATAATAATATTGATCACTTCTAATATCATCCATTGTTTCAATAGGTGAAGTAACGGAAGTTACTCCCAAGAATTGATTTAATGTTTTATGTGTATAATTTATTTTATTATCACCAGATACCAAAACTCCTGAAGTACTAAATCCAACTGTAGAATCTACAGTAATAACAGAAGAATTGATAGGTATATCTCCGATTACCTTTGTATTTGGGATAATATCAAATGTATTTGAAATCTCATTAGATCCACTATTATCAATGAACAACCCAAAGCTATAATAAGTTCCTATACCAATCCTAGTAAATGGTTCAACTTCCGATACAGAAATATTAATATCAGTGTTTAAATTACTTTTAAATACAGATTGTCCTTTTAATTTTAAAGGATTACCACTAATTATTTGTCCTATCGCAATTCTTCTCTTAACATATCTTGCAGTAGAAGGTTTAATTAAGTTATCTTCTAAATTTAAAATATTGGGAGTTTCATTATAAAGAACATTAAATAATATTCTAAATGATTCATTTGTTCCTTTAGTTTGATAAAGTGATCTTGCTTCTCTTATAAAATTACCAGCATCAACTTCAGGATCAAAATTAATATTTTCTAATCCTGGAGTAAAAGTTTTCTTTGTTTTCTTATAAAATTCTTTAAGAAATAAAGAACTTAAATTCTGAATATTTGCATCTTTCTCATGTTCTGCAGCATTAGAAGTAGAAAATACAAGATCTTCTTCATTCAAATCTTGATGATAACTAGTAATACCACTAAAACCACGTTCACATCCAGTAAATGTTGTAGATGTTTTATCTGTATATGTAATAATCTCATTATCAATTTTTAATAAACCGTAAGTATTTGGGAATCCTTTTGTATTGGATACGGTTATTGTTGTATCTGTACTACTAATTTTTTCTGATAGTGTTGTAGAATCTACTACAACATCAGGAGTCAAGTTATCAAGTCTTAAATATTGATCTAAATTATCTGCAAGATCAACAGCACCACTTTGATATTCTTGTGAAATATAATATTGTTTAAGAAAATCAGACGTAAGAGGACTCTCATCCAAAATATAATTTGGAAGTTGATTCGATATAATATCTTGAATCTTTACTCTACTTTCAAATCCTGTTTGTATCATACTACTCTCTTGTTATTTTCCCGTTAGAATAACTTGATGTATAGAAATCTTTGGTGAATTTAACCCCAGAAATTTCGTCTCCAGATGCAATAACATCTCTTACCATATTTATTGTACTTTCAGATATGCTAAATGAGATGTATAAATCCTTCAATCCTACAACATCATTAGATTCTGGAAAGGCTTGTATTTCAATAATACTATCAGGTTTAGTTGTTGAGACTATTTTGACAGTAGTTAGAATAACTTCACCTTTAATATAATCAACTGTACCAGCATCACCAACAATAACTCTTGATTCAGTATCATTTATTGGTTTTATAATTGCTAGTGTTCCAGTTTTACGATCTTCTTTAGGTACATCTGTCAAATATACTGTAGATTTTTCTCCTGGAATCTTAAACCCAGTGGATTTAATATTAAATCCTCCCGAATCTACATGGAATTGATTACCAAAGCATAGTTCATATTGTGCAAATTCGTTTATATATGCCTTTAAATCCCTTCTAATCCTTACTTTAGTGATGTTTGATGTTATTGCTTGATCAGTATCATCAATCGTTTGTAGAACCTTACTATACTTAAATCTACCACCAAATTTATTTAAATTGATTGACTCGGAATATTCAGTTAATGTATTTAATATGTTCGTTTTTAATGTATTTGGTTCAGATATAAAAGCATCATTGTAGTAAACACTTGAATCAATTTCGACATATAATATTTTTAAGTCCACAATAGACTGATTAATTCCAGATACAGAGTACTGTTTTAACTTTGATAGTATATTTGACTTAGAAAAATCAGATACATAACTACCATTTGTTGGTTTAATGCTTATTTTAACTGTTCCAAACTCTGGTGGATCCAATTCTTCACCACCAATTACAGAAACTGACTCCGTATTTGGGTATATTTTCTTAATAATTGCCTCATAATCCCTTGCAGTTACAGCACGATTCTGTGAAGAGTATATTAATGGTGAATAATACCTAATTGAGTCGATATTTTCAATATTTGACCCATTTTGGGAGTTTATTTTCTTAGTTAAACTAACTTTTGTTAAATTTTGGGGTACATCATTCTGATTATTGACTATTCCTGCGTATGTAAATGCTTGTGCACCATTACCTTCCATTCCATCAGTGGTCATATAATGGATAGTGATGTATTTACCATCAGATCCAGCATAATCTCCTAGTTTTTTACCAAAAATACCATCACCAAACCTGATTTCATACCTTTCATCCTGTACTTCACGTACAAAGAATATTCTTGAGTTGGAATCAATGTTAATAATGTTGTCTACTGCCGTATATTCAATACCAATTTCCGCAGAATCATCACTAATATACACTCTTATCTTCGATGTATCGATATTTTGGTTATTTAAGATGAATCTTTGATCTAATGATCCATCATACTCAAACTTTTTCTTCAAAAATGTCCCTTGATAGACATTTATTCCCTCAAATTTGGCAACATTGCCAGATATTCTCGTCGTAATTTTGTCTACTATTGAAAATAGGTACGATGAATCTGATACATTTCCTGTACAAATTAATCCTGGTTGTAAAGTGAGTGCAGATACTGTCGTAACGTCTGTATCAGGTATTGTTAACTCCAAATCTATCTGTGCCACCGCAGCAGTCCTAGAACGGGGTGTGTACCCAATGTTGCTAGAAAGGGACACAACGTTCTCTCTAACCGTTGCAGAGTCCAAAAACGACTCATTAACGATTAAATTAGAGTTAAATGCAGTGATATAGGTATTATATGCAAGTGTATCAATTAAAACAGAGAAATTAGACCCTTCAAAATCAAAATCAGTGAAGTTTGAGTTTGACCTAAGATAATCCTTAATGGATGTTTTTATCTGATCGAAATCTAGGTTTGAAAATTTGGTAAGAGCCATGTGATTATCTTGTTGCTTCTAATATGAATGAATATTCCTGTGTAGGAAATTCTTGACCAATGATATCAAATATAATTGTACACTCGAATGAATTATCATCAGGTTGTGGATTTACTCCCACATCTACATTATTCACTCTGGGTTCAAAATTACTAATGGATGTCTTAATTTGATCCTGTATAATAGATGCAGTACCAAAATCAACAAAGTCAAATAAACTTTTATATACGTCAGACCCAAAATCAGAATCAAAAAACTTCTCAGTTGGAATTGTTTCCACAATATTCCTTACCGATCTACGAATCGCACTCTCATTTTTTAATATAGGAAGATCTTTTGTCACTGGATGTGGTTTAAAAGACAGACTAATATCTTTAAACGATCTTGATATCCTTGTAATGGCCATATACAAAGTTTTTATTTATTTATACTAGATTCATGACAAAATAAAAAAGACCCCTGTTGGGGTCTCTTATTAGTGTCCTTGTCCTCTGTATCTTTTGCGAGCCGAGTTACGGGACGTTGCTGAGTATTTCGAGTGTTTGCCCCTTCCTTGTCGAGACTTCTTCGGTGTTGCCTCTATAGTATCAGCACCTGATAGTCCTGTTTTTGCCTTTGCCATTAATCCTCCGTGTTAATAATAGTTTTCAATTCGTCCTGGGTGGGATGCCCAGTCTGGTAAAATTCAATTGCATAATCCTGCATACGTTCGAAGTATTCTACCTCAGTAAGATTGGAGAATACTTCTATACCATCTCGAAATATACTATATGACTCTTTGCTTTTCATGCCCTACTCTTACACGAGGATCGCACCATATTTCAAATCCTGCTTCCTTAGCATCGAGACAGAAAGAAACGTCCTCTCCACACATGTCCTGTACTTCTCCACTTTCGAATACCTGCATCTTAGGTGCAAACCATGGATAAGGCATTCCATCGTGCTCGAATACTCCATTCTTAATTAATAACCATCCGAAACCTGTATAGTCTACTGTAAATGGTTTGCGTCTCTTGGATATACTTTCGATAGTTTCGTGATTCATCACTCCACCGTTGTTACGAAAATCATCCTCTTCTAACCAATGTGCTACAGAAGTAGTCTTACCATCTTCGGTACAGTACCAACCTGCTGCAAGATCCTTATCCATAAGAACTAATTGCCAGAACTTCTCAGAATTAAAAACAATGTCCGAGTCGATCCATAATTGCCAATCATACTTTAATTTTCCGTCCCATGGAATCTGATTAGGTCCTCTGAGAACATTCGCACCAAGACACTTACATCTTGCAAAGTTCACCATAGAACTATAATCTTGAGATATTTGTATACTTGCACCACTCTGCACAAGATCAAAACATAGCTGAACGAAAGACTTTAAGAATGCATATGATACTCCTCTACCAGGTAGACAGAATACTATAGACTTCCCCTTAACCATTTCCTTTGCTTTATCATAATCCCATTCAGGGGCTTTTTGTGCAACAGGTGCGTTTGCCTTTACTGTAAATCCTTTTGCCATAATCTGTTGTAATTACATATCAATTATATCAGTTTATATAGCATATGTCAATATATTGTTTAATCATCTGCCTCTGTAAGAAAGATTTCTTTACTATCAATATTCCATTTCAATCTAAGTTCTTCATACCATCCAAATTCATTAACTATTTCCTCTGGTATCGTTATATGATATCTATCAGTTACTGGGTCGATCTCTATGGTGCTAAAAATATTATCGAAATTTTTTTTCATACCCGAAAAACCTTGTGGTCGTTTTTATATAGGGAAAAAAATTTTTGTAATTCCCTTATATCGAAAGGTCGATCTGGGTCGTTTATAGCTTAGGGGATCCATTGAAAATATAAACAACCCCCCACAAATACGGGGGACTGTTGTTGTTAACGAACGAATAAGGATTAGGTGATCATTGTTGTAACTCAACCTTGCAATCAATTGTTTTTAATAACTCAATGCACTTTACTGCCTTATCATAAGAACTAAAGGACATTAATTTGTAACGTTGATTGTTAGGGAAGCAGTAACGAATTGTTGTCATTTAGTGGGTGAAGAGTTGTTGTTAGTTTGGAGATAGAATTCGGAGAGATAGTAATCACAAGTGACTTCTAATTCACTGGCATACTTCTCAATTTCCTCATAAAATCCGTCTGGATATCTTATCATTTTATCACGCATAATCTGTGTCCCCATTGATATAACTTTCGACATCAAATTTGTCGTCAGTTTGTAACTCTGGGATGTCAAAGATTCCACCTGGTTCGTTGATAAGATCTTCGAGCAATTTGTCTTCCATTGGTTGTCATTTAACGACTCAACATATTAATAATACAATGATATCGAACCCATTGCAATACGTCTTGTGCCAGTTTATAAACCCACACAGATTCGCTTGTAGTTCTTTCTACTTTGTGATATAATCGTCCCGACGTTCTTATAATTCTACGCACTACAATCTAACAGGCAATTGTTTATACTTAGCGTGCCCTAATACGTGCTTCTATTGTTGTTAATCTATCAGACCCAATTTACCTGACCTCACGCATAATGACGGTAGGCAAGTTCTTGATAGTTGTTATCATCGAACCTTGCGTAATCTTCATCATACTGTGAATCTTCTTCTAGAAAATCGTGGCATGAGTTATCATAATCCCATACGAATTCTGCGTCGTAATCGTTCATAATTCTCCTGTGATTATAGAGTTATTATAACATAAACCTCAGAATATTGCAACACATATAGTGTTACTTAGTGTTCTTATTTACTCATAATAGTATATATGTATTTGCGTTACTAAATGTTAAGAATTGCTGAAAATTCGACCCTGATACTTGACAACTTGCCTTCTCCATATTATGCTCGCAAAGGTTGCATCAACCAGGCAGATTACAAGACCTTTATAACAACATTACTCAACAGATTACAACACCTTTGTATCACTAATTAAATCATATTACATCACTATATAATACTTTTCCACAACGATTTCCACAGGAGTTATTAACACTTATTCCACAGATTACACCCCCTTTTTCAACAACTATGTGGAAAACTATAATAAACAGATACATATTTATAAAGGTATTTAAAACGTTATTTTTAACATTTTGTGTATCAGATTATACCGTTTCAATGATATTTAACGAATAAATCTTCAAATCGATTGTTATCATATATCTCTGTATCTGTGCTCTTGAGACTTATACATATCAACACTATTACCATCTAATTGTTTATAGTTTTCCACAGACAATTGTTCGGCAGTTAGTATTATCGTATCATCTAATTGACTCTTCCTTCTTTTAACAAATTGCAACTGATTCCAGCACTGTTCATAACATAATAAACAAATATGATGCTTCTTATGTAACATTGGTTTACCACTTGTGTATATACATTCTTTCTTATCTTTAGTCCCTATTTCTATAGTTAGATACCTAGAATGTGTAGGAAAACCTTTTTTAACTTCGGGAATATCTGCAATAAAATATACCCAACCCTCATCAATATCACCATTAGGTCTATTCCAAATCACGTAATCATTTACTTCCGGGATATACTTAGTAGACATGATTGTACGAATATAATGTTAATTAAAGGTCATCTCTTACTACTCTTAAGTCATTTGGATTGACACCATCTTTAAGTAAATCATTATACTTAATCGTACATTCTTTCTTAGTTAAATGTCTATATTCTTGGGTTAATTTGTGCCATCCAGTTGTATTTTGTTCTTCAATCGTATAGAATACTGTCATAATAGTAGGGTTAATTGCTAATTTAATTTATGTAGTAAAAGCATTAATAATACCAGATTGATATTCATCTTTTAATGCTAATTTGGTCGCATTTTTAATACTTTCCATCATAGCAGTGTTATTACTTTCGGGGAACGAATCCTCATTTAAAAGTAACTCGAATACCTCTAAATCTGTCTCACCAATACATACAACAATTCCCCCATATTCTGATGAGGGAAATGTTATCCAATAGTCAATAATGTAAATGTATTTCATACTTTATATTATACAATTACTGGTGTTAATTGTCAACCTAATGACCAATTTATCTTGAGATAGTTATCATCATGGTAACGATCTAGGGCATCTTCGTTATACTCTTCAAAGATAAATTCTTCGCAAAAGTATTCAACAGCAATGTTACCTAGTTTCTCACATGCACGTAATATCTCTCCTATTTGTTCATTAGATAGGTCTAATTCATCAATACAAAATGCAATGTCCTTTTCAATTTGTGATGTTTTCATTGTTACTTAACCTCCTCACATAGTTCACTAATTAATACATTCTCAACTAATTCATTATATAATTGTTCATCATCTTGGAATAAATTAACTCTTTCTTTTACCTCACTATCTGTTAATTTAGAATAGTCATCTATCAGAATATCTGTTACAAACTCAACTAAAGTTTGAGTGTCCATGTTATCAACTTGTAACTCAACAAATTGCTCAATAAGTTTATCTTTCTGAGACGAATTTAGTTGGTAATTCTTTATAATTACCTTTGCATCTAACTCTGAATTAGTTGCATTTGGATTTGCAGATTGTGAATAGTTCATGTTAAGAATTGAAGTAAGTTTGCTCTACTAAAACATTAGTTTCTAACTCAAATACTTCGGGTGTTATACCCTCTTCCCTTGCTAATGCTTCAAGGAAAATGTTAGTAACTTGATCTAATTCATCTCCAGTTAGATAATCATAGATGTCAATCTTTCTATGATTCTTTTCAAATTCGAGTTCAGATTGCAGTGACATTGTTTTAACCTCCGAAGGTGAATTGTGGTTGCTCAAGTATAATATCTCTTACTCTTTCTCTATCTAAACTATCACCTCCACCCCACGAATAATGAACATATTCTATATCTCTCTTCTCAAATCTCTCAACATAAGTATTAAATGCACTTAAAATATCTTTCTTAGTTAAACCTTTAATCGGATAAAGTTCGGATTGTGGGTTATAGAAACTCCACACATAATCCACGAATTCTTGTAAACTATTCATATTATTTCACCTCTACATTGTAATAATCTTCGTTATAAAGATATGAGACAGAATCGTCATCAAATCCTATAAACATATCATCAAAAGATTTGCTACCAAATTGTGCATAACTCTTGCAAACTTCCTGGTAAATGTTGATAGTTAGTGGTTCCATAATAAAGAAAGAAAGTAATAATAAAGGACAGAAAAAAGAGGTGCGTAAATGTTACGCAACCTCCAGATGATTAGCATCAATAAGTATCATTCCATCAAAGAAATCTTTGGTTTCATTGCTATAATTAACGAACCAATCAAAGTTTCTTTGGAATACACTAGCACCCCATTTTACCTCTTGTAAAATAGCATTTAGTCTGCTCTTTGTAGTGTTAGTTTGCCACCCACAAGAGGACAATTTAACTGCTTTAGTTTCATGGCAAAAGGTTGCAATTTGATGACCATGTAATAAAACTTGACTGCAATTTGTTGACTCATTATAAAGAACTGTGGTGTTAGAACCTGACCAGTTACCCTTATTTGAGATTGCGAAGTTCATTTGTCTTTCGATTTTTCTCATGTAGTGAAAAGAATTAAAGGGAATTTGGTTAGTGTGAAAAGAGGTTTATCTCTCCCCCACTTCTATAATATACTCGATTTTAGGGTCTAATGGGAGTTTAGTGTGCCACTTTGTGAGGTGGCACAGACTATGTAATAATTTTGCTGAGTGATATTATCATAAGGAATGTTAACATTATAACCACATCATGTGCCTTAGTTCTTATAAAGAATGGTATGCTAATTACGTTAGCAATTAAGTGCATAAAAGCACCTAATGTTGCCGATACATGTAAAACAATAAAATAGGCAGTAACTATCAAGAATGACCCGATAATTCTGCCTGTTGTTAATAGTTTCATTGACACATATCCTCAAATCTTTGTTGAGTAATAGTGGTAGCAATCTCTTCCAATTCTTTTCTACTAATGACATCATCTTTGTGAGTAATGTATAGTTCGGATAGGATTTCTTCAAATAAATCTTCAAGAATCATTTGATTTTGTGAGCAACTCATTGTTAAACTCCTAAGTCAAGTAGGACATCTTTAAGATAAGTTTCCACACAATCTTCGGCATCATAAATGTTATCGAACTCACCTAATTGGGTTTGAGTTCCTACATTACAACCCGTTGAATTATCATAATCCATAACATTTACTTTGAAAACATCGTTACCATAATGATAGATAGCAATGTTAATTCCAAGTTCATTTTGTCTACGATAGGTATCAAATACAGATGTAGTTACACCTTTAACGTATTCAAATGATAGATAGTCATCAGTCAAATCGATGGACTGAGAGAAGAGGGATTTTGATTTATTCATATCCTTATTATACACACAAAAGGGGTCAAAAGTCAATGATTTTATACCAGTTTGTCAACTGTCCCATCTCTTTACTAAAGTAAAGTTTTTGTGACTAAAATACTCTCTATCTATTATTTTATAGGTGCCAATTGGATTGGTTAAAACATAACCTTCCCCATCACATTCCTCTTCTTCAATGTAACCCATCATCTCACAATCATCAAAACAAAATGATAACAATTCATCCTTAATCTCTTTGATAAGTAACCATAAACTTATCAATCTTGGATTTTCAAAATCTTCAGGATCTATTTCTATTTGTTGTTTAATTAAACTATTGAAGACTTTCTTTAATCTTAATGCCTCTTTATCATCCTCAAATGTTACTAACTGTGCCATACTTTTGGCAAATTTGATTCTATTAACAAGTGAATCTTCCAGGTCATAGTTTGCATTTGGTTGAACAAACTTACACTCTTCACTATCAATTAGTTCATGTAATAATGGTATTGATACACACTCACGCAGTACATTTTCATCACCATTATATTCACCATCAAGCACATATCTTGTGTGAGGTGCTAATACAATTTGCTCTTCAATTACATCATCAAATGTATAAGTTATTGTGTTAGGTGTGTACTCTGATTCACCACCAAACCCGATAAAATCACCTTGATAAATGTTATCAGTAAAGGGCAAATAACAAAGGCATTTGTGTAAAATAGTGGCAACATCTCCAGTTCCATGATTAGTTTCTATTTCATCATGGTTATAATTTACCTTGACTAATTTCTTATTAAAAACTGATTTTGTACCCACAAAAAACCTGTTAGTTTGTGGATGTTTCCCCCATACGATTGCAGGTGCCCCATCTATTTTAACAGACAAATGTGATGGCACTAATAGTGCATCAAGCACTGAAAGATCACCAGTTAAAATAGTATCTTCAGGGTGTTCTATATGTAAATTAGTCATATTAATTACACTCCATTGATTGTTAGTGAACCTGCGTAATTATTCTTGTTAAGTACACATGATTGATGAATATTAAAGAGAGTTTCATAATTAACTCCCTCCCAATCTGTCCACTCTGAAACATAATCTTCACAGGTAAAATCACCCGTTCCATCTACATTTAGTGGGCATGATTTGAAATCATTGTTATCATCAACCCAGAAAATTCTTCCAAATGTTTCACTTTTAAACATGATTAACCCTCCAAAGTAACAAATTGTGCTGGCATATATTCAGAAGTTACTGAATACTTACAATCCTTAATATACTCTCTTACTTGATAATAAAACTCATCACGAGTTATTATCATTTTCTTTTGAGTATCACCACGAAATGATAATACTTTGAGCATACGATTGTTAATCAATTTACCATCCCAATTCTTTACAGGATAGAAGTCAACAACCATATTTCCATCTCTTGAAGTGATTTCCATGAAATACCTTTGATTGACTACTCTATTATAATACATGAAAAAACCCCCTAGTGGGGGTTTAGTGTGCCACCAATCTTACTGTCACACATTAAAGTGTAATTTGTAAGATTGTAAAGCATAATCATAGAAATTACGAAGAGATTTGTCTGCTAATTGTAAACCTTTTTTGCAATCTTCAAGGAATAAGTTAAACTCATAATTGTGAATTTTAACCCTTGATTGAAAATCTCTCTTATAATGATTAAGAGTTAAAACAGTTTTAGCAGGTCTTTTTAATTTCTTTGTTGATACTTTTTTGGCAGGAGATTGACCTACATTCTTAACACTAACTGTTTTTAGAGTTGGTGTTACTTTTGCCACTGATTTTGCGGCAGTTTGTGAAGTCTTACGAGTGCGTCTTTTGCGTGTAGATGTTGATTTTACAGCAGATGCAGAGGTTGACTTTACAGGCATAAATTAGAAAAATTCATGTTAACTCCCATATTATAACAGATCAAAATGACGTTATGGAGCATTTTGTTACATTCTGTTGTAAAAACGTACCAGTTTACAAAGTGTCATACCTAAAATGATAAGAACTGTTCATCTGCTTTATTATACAATACTGAAAGATTTACAGGTGGTTTGATAACATTTATTCCAGGTAAATTGCACTCATAATAATCACCTTTAGATAGTCTAATCATAGCACCATCAGCACCTTCAGTATATAAACTTCGGGCATGTTCATCATTAACTACCACCACTCTTTTTGCCGTTAAATCTATAACAAGGAGATAATCGTATGTACTAATTTGTTTAAAATCCTCCACTGTTTTAGTCTCACTTAGGAAAGATTTAACCTTAAACTTCTTAGTTGCATTGGGATCTTTCCTCTTATAGAATAAGTTTTTACCCATTTTTAACTCTACTTTCTTATCATTAAATAAGAAATCATATCCATTCTTATCAACTCTTTCCAAATTAGAGAACTTATCTAATGCTTTCTCTACCATAGTTGCCCTTGCAAAGTTATCAGCATTTGATGTAAATCCTTTATCTGAGTATAAAGAATTAACGACACCGAAAACTTTATCCCAATTTACATTATTTTCCAAATGATTAATAAAATCGTTCATGGGATTTGTTATACATTGTTTACATATTACACCAAAACATTAACATTTAACGATTTAGTGTTCACTTTATAAAGTGTCACATCTTATTTCTCTTTTATGTTATATTCGATTACAATCTTATTTGATGTTCGACCAGCACTATTGTAAGTCGTAAGTTTACTCAAATTGCCACCTAATTTGTCGGCAATTTCTGTTAATTTAACGATTAAATCTTCTGGAGTTTGTGACATTTTAGTTTTCCTATTTTGTTCTAGTTTGAGTTGTTTTTCTAATTCAATCTTGATCGTTGATAGTGAATCAAACAACGAAGATTTCTTTTCAATGTAATCTTCAAGATGTGCAATATGTTCCAATGCAAATGTTAATTTAGTTTGATTATTCATTTGCATTGTTCAACACTCCACAACGATTTATCTATACATTCTTTACAATGTTGACATTGTAATCCCGACCAACTAAAGTGATAAACTTTAGAGATTGATTTACAACTAGGACACATAATATGTTTACCATATTTACCTGCACGTGTAAATCTCGTAGTCGGTTTAAAAGATATAGTAGTGTTAATCATGGAAATAAAGAAGACTTAGGTGAATCTAGTACATAAATGTTATCGGGTGGTATCTCGACCCCATCTTTACCTTCCAAATCTATATCTAGTGCATCCGCGTACCATGTAATATCATCCCCAACTTTATTATATTCACCAGTATAATCCCACTTGTCAACAATCAAGTCAGCAATTCTCGTAGCATCTTCTGTTGATAATCCTGGATAAAAATCATAAACTGCATCTAGTACATCAATGGTAACTGTGTAGTTTTTCATAATTAATTTGGGTTGTAAAGTGAAAGATAGTAAACGAATAAACAGATTGTGATTACCATTAGTAATCCAATTACATAGACTAACATACTTCTTCTCCTAATTTGTTGAATGATTTGTTTAACAATGGGACATAAAGTTCACCCTCTGGTTTTAACATAGAGAGCATATTATTGAACCACTCATTATTCATGTGGTGTTCTTCAAATGTTAATTGATAATCTTTCATGTAAGATTGTGACCATTCGTGATGATATGCCATTAATACTTACCTCCAGTGTTGTTTACATCTAAGAAAGTTTGGTCGGTAACACCCTCCAATTCCTCAAAAATCTTATCAACATCCCTAGTGAAATCATCATTGAAATGATATTCATCAGATCCTTGAATGTATCCTTCCAAAACATAAAGAATTGTAGAGATTTGTCCCTCAGTTAATGTTACTGAGTGCATACGATTTAAGTCTTCACTCATTAATCTACCTCCTGAATAATGTCCCATACATTGATATATTGTTCCAACCATGATATTTGATATGATGTTAATTTGTCTCTGTAACTTCCATATAAAATATCATCTGCTGACATCAATTTGATTTTGTGTAAATCACAGAAATCCTCTAATACATTAGATAGAAAGTCAAGTTTGTTGGTAGTAATTTGCATAATAAATGGTATCGAAGGTTTACAATTTGTGGGGATGATTATCTAATATAAAGATAACCACCTGCCCATCCTGTGAATTGTGAATCATGTAATAATGCACGATCTCTAATGATTCTTAAATCAAATCTTACATACTTTGCTGGTGAATTATATGATGCAGGTTTGTAAACTTCACCTGTTTTCTTATCAACAAAGGCATGAACACCTCCTTCTCTATATTCATTTCTATCTTGAAATGTATCGAAGTCGTGTTGCATAATTTTATAATACTTTCTACCATTCTTTATAACAAATTTCATGCCTTTCCATGTGCCATTCTCTACACTTTCCAACTGCTTTCTAGAATACTCAGATTCACCTGTTTGATACATTCTTATTGAATGTTGCTTGTAATTCTCAGTCAAAGAATTACATAGTCCTTCTGTCCATCCAAGAACTCTCTCTTCCAGTGTTGTTTGAACTGGTGTTGCAGTCATAAGAAATGCTCCTGTTTTGTTTACTCTTATATTATAGCAATAAAAAGACCCCTGTGAAGAGGTCTTGTACCACTTTAATAACTGTCTTACAGATCGGTTCCTCCTGTCTCTACTACCTCTACAATGTCCTCAAGGACTGATAGTATCTCATTACCATTGTTGGTAGTGTCCAAAAGGAATTCTGCGAAATTAGGTGACATGATAATAATAGTGTCGTTTACAAAGGGTGTGGGACTTACAACTTCAAAACTGTCTTTTCAGATGTCCTAAGACATCAGCAGTACAAGAGGTCTCCAAA